GGCAGGTGCGGAACACCGCGTGCGCCAGCACGGCATCGACCGCAACCTGGCACGCAAGCCCGTGGCGCTGCCGCCGCTGCCGCTGTTCGACACCAACACCACCCAGGACGACACGCCACCACCATGAGCGACCCCGACCGCCACGTTGAATTGATCCTCACCGCGCTGCAGCTGGCCGACCGCGCCTGCATCAGCGACATCGAAAGCGAGGCCGTGCTCGACCATGTGCAGCAGCCCGGCAACATCCGCTGGCTGGACACGCGCCCCATGCTCGACCCGCGCGAGATGCCCGACGACTTCATCGAGATGAACCGTCAGGCGCTGGGCTACGCCGAAGCGCGCGGGCTGATCGCACGCTTCGACGCCGAGCACCCGTATGTGGTGCGCATCACCCGCCAGGCGGGGGTGGCGGCATGACCGACTTGTCAGACACCGTTGTGCAGCTCAGCGGCAACGATCCGGTGGAACTGTCCACGCAGCTGGGGCAAGCGCTGGCGCTGCCGATCGTGCTGGCCACGCGCGACATGGACGCCGACCAGCGCCTGGTGTTCTGGACCAGCCACTTCGCCGGCATGACCGGCATGGCCGAGGCGTCCATCGGCTTCGACACCAGCCGGACGGTGCTTCGCCAGATCGCCGATCTGAAGCCCTCATCAATCACCACGCTGCAGTAAGGCCTTTCCATGAGCCATCAGATTTGGAACCGACTGCTGTGGGGAATCGAATTCACCGGCTCGCACCCGGCCGACCAGATCATGCTCATCGGCTGCGCGTGGGCGCGTGACCTTGTTGTCGGCCAGCCGTATGAAGGCGAGCCCACCCGCGCGTTGCTGTTCTGCACCCGCGAACAAGCGCGCGGCTGGTGCGCAGAAATGCACCGGACATGGCAAGAGGGCCGAACCAGTAACGATGTGGTAATGCGATGGCGCGTGCGGCCGGTGCGGGTGCGGGAAGTTGTTGCGCCGATTGCCAATCTCGCGATTCGTTGGCATCGGCCAGCGTCGAGCGCTTGACCGCTGCGCGAAAGCCCATCGCGTAAAGCTTGCTGGCATTGGACGACAGGCTGACCTCGATGTCGCGCAGGCTCTCTCGCCAAGTCAACTGGGCGAACGCCATCGCGCGGAACTGCTCGGCGCACGACAGCGTGCGCACGCCGGAGTTGCCGCCGTAGCGATGCACGATGCGCGCGAAGCTGGTCCACGGCACGAACTCCATGACTTGAGCGAACAATGTCTTGCCGATGTACACGTGTGCTCTCCCAGGCGGTCAAGCCGGGGAAAGTACTCGGTTCTCGGGCATCGAAGTTCAAGTCGGCACCAAACGAAATCGGCCTACAGCCCGCGCCAATGCTTGCTCTCAGGCTCGGCATGGGTCATTTAACCGGACAGTAGTGAGCAAACATGATGATCAAGCCCGTCCGCCTGGAGCTGAACAACAACGGCAGCTGGAAGATGCTGGGCCGCTTCGACGCGAGCGACGACGAACACACCAGCCTGGTGCTGGACGCAGCCGAAGACCTGGTCATGACGCTGAACAACGGCGAGCCACGCTGCCCCACGCTGCGCGTGTCGAGCGACGACGCACTGGGCGCGGTGCTGATGCGCTGGGAGTTTGTGCGCGGGTGGTATGACGCGCGCACCGGGGCGCCAGCATGACCCGCCCGCGCGTGGTGCCCAACTGGCGCAGCACCGACTACGGCGACGAAAAGCTGTGCACCCGCTGCCGCGAATGGTGGCCGGCTGACGCCGAGTTCTTCTCGCGCAGCGCCCGGGCGCGCGACGGTCTGTTCTATTGTTGCAAGGCGTATTACAGCGAATTGGCCCGCACGCGAGTGGGCCTGGCGCGAGAGGCCGCATGAGCCGCCGCGCCCGCTCGCGCTTCGACCGGCGCGTCATCCTGAACCCCATCGCCGTGGCCATCGAAGGCGCCACCAAGCTGGCCGCGTGCGACCGCCTGGAGCTGCAGGGCATCGTCAACAACGCGCTGGCGCTGTTCCGCGCCGGGCACGACTGCGCCGCGCAGTGGCTGAACATGGCCGACGCGCTGAACATCGCCGAAAGCCTGGCCGGCCTGGGCATCTGCAGCGACCCCGCCAGCCATGAACGCATCGCCGTGGCGCAGCGCGTGCTGGCCACCGTGCAGCAGCGCCACACCGAGCGCGGCACCTGGGCGCTGCGCGGCCCCGAGCTGCAGGCGCTGGACGACGGGCTGTGGCTGCACGCCACGCAGCTCGAGCATTGCAGCCTGCGCGAATACGAACGCGCGAAGGACAAGACGGCGCAGCGCATTCAGCAAGCCAGGGCGGGCAACGCGCCGGCCGGGGCCATCGTCATCGAAGGGGCGATATGCTGACCCCCGCCGAACTTGCCGCCCACATGCGCGTCAGCGAGCGCACGGTCGCACGCATGGTGCTCGACGGCTGCCCGAGTATGCTCGTTGGGCGTCGCCGCCGCTTCGACCTGGTCGACGTCACCGCCTGGACGAAGGAGCGCGCCACATCATGCCCACCCGCAAAGACGCCGACGGCCGCTGGCACGCCGAGGCTTGCGTCGGCCGTCGCCGCCTACACCGACGCCTGCCGCCTGGTGCAAGTGCGAACGACGCCAAGCTTCTCGAAGCCGAGCTGACGCGCGCGCTGCACCTGGCAGCATCGGCCCGCGCCCCGTCGATTCCAGGCGACCCGCCGCTGGCCGAGTTGATGGCCGACTACACAGAACGTCACGCACTCACGCTGCGCAGCCCACTGACGGCGCAGTTCCACGCCTACCGCATCGGCAAGTGGCTTGAAGGCCGGCGCGCATCGCAGACGCGCGAGGTGGCCAGCGCCATCGTGCAGGACCTGGCCGGCCACTACGCCGCCGCCACCATCAACCGCAGCCTGGGCACGCTGAAGAAGGCGCTGCGCACGGCGTGGGACAACGGCCGCACGCCGGTCGACTACAGCAGCCTGGTCAAGCGCGTGCCCGAGAACAACCAGCGCACGGTGTACCTGAGCATGGCCCAGGTGAAGGCCATCGCCGACCACGCCAGCGACCAGGTGCGCACGGCCATCTGGGTGGCGCTGCTCACGGGCTGCCGCCGCGGCGAGGTGTGCAAGATCGCCGCCGCCGACATCGGCCGCACCACCATCCGCATCCAGGCCGGCAACACGAAGACGCTGCGGTACCGCGAAGTGCCCATCGTGCCGGCGCTGCGGCCATGGCTGAAACTGCTGCCGCTGGCCATCAACTTTGAAGGCGTCAAGTCGGGCTTCAGGCGCGCGCGTGAAGCCGCGGGCATGCCGCACGTGCACTTCCACGACCTGCGGCACAGCTGCGCCACCATCCTGCTGCAGCTGGGCGCCGACCTGCACGTGGTGCGCGAGATCCTGGGCCACACCAGCATCAACACCACCGAGCGCTACGCCCACGTGATGGTGAAGCCCCAGCGCGAGGCCCTGGCCAAGCTGGGCAATTTACACCGGGATTTACACCGTAGCCCTTCGGCCAAAGGGAAGCGGCCCCGAAGGGCCGCTGTAAGTGTTTGATCTGACTGAGATTTCGTTGGTGGGCGGTGCAGGGTTCGAACCTGCGACCCCTGCCGTGTGAACGCAAGTGACTGCCAATGGCGGCGCGGACTTACCCTGGGCGCAGCGGTCAGTGGCGGCGCCAGACAGCCCTTGTCCGGCACCAATTTACACCGGAATTTACACCGGCCGCCGCACGTACATAGGCTCAAGGGTCGCGTGGTTGCGCGCCGCGTACAGCTCGGCGCGGGCCTTGTCCGGCCCCATGCGCGCCTGGTAGCCGTCGCCGTGCGTCACCAGGTAGCCCACCACCACAGCGCGCGCGCCGTCGTGCACCTCGCCGCCGGCCTGCAGCCCGGTGACGGTGTCGATCGGCACCGGGCTCACCGCACCACCCACCAGCCGTAAACGAACGCCGCCGCGGCGACCAGCGCGCACACGGCAGCCACCGCCAGCGCCACGCGCGTCTCGGCGCTCATCGGCTCGCGGTAGCGCGGCATCGACGCATAGCCGCGCGCCGGCCGGGTGCCGTCGATGGCCATGAAGGCGTCGCGTTCGTTGCGGGGCGTCATCGCCGTCACTCCAGAGGAGAGAGGCCGATCCGACTCATCAGCTCAAGCAGCATGTCCACATGCTTCTGCTCGGCATCGGTCATCTCACGCGCGGCCGTGTCGCCCTCTTCCGCGATCATTCGGCCTGCACGAACCATCGACAGCGGGTAATAGCTGATCGTCTGCACCGGCTTGCCGTTGATCTTGGGAGCCACGCGCAGTTGATTGTGTGACCCTTCGTGCCACGCCTGGCCGCCGCGGCCGTCCCAGTGAATCGCCCTGTTGATTCGGTTGCTGCTCATTGCTCATCGCCTTGGCTCAAAGGTCTATGCGTTCGTCGACATCGCCAAGCATGTCGACATTGGTTTGAAGGAACTTGCGCACTTGACCGGGCAGCCCGCTGATAAGCTTTCGCGTCTTCGCCCGCTCGTCGCGCAGTTCCGCTTTCAGGTACGCGTTCTCGCTCTTCAAGGTCGCGATTCTTTCCGCGTCTGCAGTGCGCTGCGCCCGCACACGCTGAGCCTCGCCCACAGCCTCGTCGCGTTCTTTCTGAAGCCTGCTGATGAGCCCGGTCTCCGCCTTGTCGGTGGCAATGCCGGTGCTGTCGCTGCTGACCTTGCGGCGCACCACGAACCACAGGGCCCCCAGGATCGTGATGAACAGGCCGGCCAGGCCGCCGGGGGTCTGCAGCTCGGGCGGCACGCTCATTCGGCAACCCCGGTTATTTTGAGCAACGCGCGCAGCATCAGCGACACCACCGCGTCTTCATCGATGCCGATGGCCGCGGCGATCTCGGCATCACTCATGCCGTGTTCGTAGCGCAGCGAGTAGGCAGTTTGTTCGTCCTTCGTCAGCGCTTCGATGCGTGAGATGAGCAGATCGCGGTCAAGCAGACCTGCCTGGGCTTCGTGCACGGCGCGCACGCCGCAGATCACCAGATGGTTGTCGTCGCGCGGCAAAACGCCCGCGCACCGCACCGCTTCGAGATAGATCGCCCCGAAGGCCACCCGCACCGCCTGGGCGTGCGTCAGCGGCGCGAAGGATTCGCCCATCGACAGCATGGCGGCCAGGTGCGCGCGGATGATGGCTTCGCCGTTCATGTCACCGCCACCCACACCACCGCATCGACGCCCGCCACATCGGCGGCAGCCACCACCTGCGCCCGCAGCTCGCGCCACTGAGCGCGTATGTCCACGGCGCGGGCCCGCGTGGCGCGCAACAGCCCTTTGAGCTGGGCGCCGCTGAGCGCGACCGCTGCGCCGGCCGCGTCCTCCCACGCCAGGGTGAAGGCCAGGCCGTCCAGCTGCGCGGCCAGGGCGAACTGAAGCTCACGGTACAGCTCATCGCGCGTGGCGGCATCGGCGGCGAAGGTGCGCGCCTGCACGGTAATGTCGGCTTCGGCGTTGGCTGCGGCAGCGGTCGACAGCGTGACCAGCTTGGCGCGCTTGTGCGCGGCCAGCGTGGGCACGGGCAGCCAGCGTTCGGCGGCCTCATCCCACGCCCAGGTGTGCAACACGGTGTCGGCCGGCGCCGTCGGCTGGAAGGCTTCCACCGCGCCAGTGGCTAAGTTCACGCGCCGCGCCTTGATGTCCAGCCGCGTCCCGCCTGGCCATTCGATGGCCCCACAGCCGGCCGGCACCTCGATGCCCGGCATGGCGGGCACCACGGCCTGGCCGCCGCCTGGCAGCTGCACCGTCTGTTCCGGCGTCGGCAGGCCGCGCGAGCTGAGCAGCACGCGCCCGGTGAACAGGCCGCTTGCCAGGTCGTAGAAGTGCCACTTGCGCATGAGGGTCAGTGCTTTCTCACGACCACGCGCCATTGCGCGTCGCTCGTGAACTCCTTGCCGCACGTCTTGGCCGACCCGGCGGCGTCGACGTAGTCGATCGACACGCGCAGCACATAGAACTGCGTGACGGCGCCCGGCGCAATCTGCCCCTTGATTTCAAGCGGGAAGTTCGTGCTGTTGGTGTAGACATCAATGGGCGACGCGTACTTAACCCGCGTGCCGAATTCGGTTTGCGACCCACCGAAAGTTGGGGCGTGCGTCAACCACACTTGCACTTTGGCGATGAGCGCCTGGCTCCAGAATGTTTCATTCAGCACGCCGCTGACGTAGATGTCCAGCTCCTCGGTGGCCTCCGTGGTGATCTCCGGCCCCCACAGCGTGGCTACGCGTGTCGACGAACCCGGCGAGCCGGTGCTGCCCGTGGTTGTCGAGCTGTCCACGATGTCGCCGGCCGTCACCTGTTGCACGCCGATGTAGGTCAGCCGGGCCGGGTCGACCCCGTCGAACACTTCCACCACCGGGTGCGACCAATAGTTCGTGGCGCCGGTGCTGGCGAAGTAGAACCGCGCGCTCGTGCTGGATTCGGTCGTGCCCGAAGCCCAGCAGAAATTGGTGCCGGCTTCAAGCAGTGCGCCGGTTTCCATGTCATACACGCCGGCGCCGGCGTTCGTCAACCCGGTGCTGCCGGCCGGGTAGACATAGCCCACCATCAAATACCAGCGACCGGTCGTGCCGGCGGTGGTGGCAGGAATGAAGTAAGGGCTGCCTGCCGGCGTGCTGGTGTTCAGCGTGCACAGCCCGCTCTCGACCCCCAACAGCCACCGGCCGGAGCCACTGCTGCGCATGACGGGAACTGCCACGCGGTACGTTTTGCGCACGTCCACCGGGAACAGGTTCTTCGGCGACGTGGCAGCCGTGCCCGCCACCCACCCACCGTCGTTGCCGACACCAGGCGTCCCAGCCGCTACCGCCTTCCACAGCGCCTGCGATGCGCCCTTCGGCCCGGTGCCCCACACGATGCTGCTCTCGCCCGCGGGGTCATCGTTGTGCACCCATTCCAGCGTCGCCCCGGCGCGCCACCAGGTGGCGTCGATCAGGCTGTCGGGCGCGGCCGCGCTGGCCAGCACCACATGGCCGATAAACACGCTGGGCGAGGCGATGCCCAGCCCGTTGCGCGAGCGCACCTCGATGAGCACGAAGTCGCGGTTATCGACGCCGCCGATGTAGGTTTCGGTGCTGTCGCCTGGCAGGTTGATTTGCTGCCACGGCCCGTCGGGGCGCTGCCACAGCACTTCAATTCGCCCGCTGCCGTCGACCACATAGGCGTCGGTCACGGCGTCCCAGCTCACCAGGATGCGCGGCACCAGCGGGTTGGTGCCGCTCTTCAGCACCGTCGATGCGCCGCTCACCGCGGCCACGCTGGTCAACGCCGCCAGCACCCACGGGTTGGGCAGCGCGGTGTTGGGCGACGGGTCGGCGGTGATGGCGTCGGCCAGGTCGTACACCGCGGCGGCGTCTTCCTGCAACGTCAGCACCACGGCGGTGTCGATGCCGAATTGCCAGTCGGTGACGCGGTAGGTCTTGCTGCTGAAGCCGTATTCGGCGCTGGTCACGGTGACGCGGTCGCCCACCTGCAGCGGCCAGGCGCGCAGTTTGGCCGGGTAGCGGATGACCTGGCCGTCGCGGTTGCGCTCGGTGAAGATCCGCGCCAGGTTGCCGGCCCGCACCTTGCTGGCGGTGTAGGGCAGCGTGATGTCGGTCCACAGCTCTTCGCCGTCGGCGGTGACGAAGGCGCTGTTCTGGTACGACGTGAAATCGGTGGGGCTGGCGCGGCCGGTGGCGATGTACTGGCCGCGCACGCCGTTGAACAGCGTGTCGTGCCCGGCCCCGGCCTGCACGATCTCGATCTGGCCCATCAGGTCGTCGTCGGTCAGCGTCATCACGCTGGCCGTCCAGACGCCTGCGATGATGCCCCACGTGGAGCCGTACACCGCGAAGCCGGCCATGCTTTCGCACAGGTCCTCGAGCACCGCCTCGCGCCCGTCGCCGGCTGTGAAGGCGCCCGACGCCGCATAGGTGGCGTAGTCGTACCAGGTGCCGGTGTGCGTGCCGCTGCCGGCCGAGGTGATGTTGATGGCGGTGCCGGCGACGGCATTGGCCAGGCTGGTGGCCAGCTGGAACACGGTGCGCGAGTTCGCGGCGATGACGTAGTAGGTGGTGGCCAGCGACAGGCCGGCGGGCAGCGTGCCGGTGGTGGTCAGGCGCACGCCGTCACCGGTGGTGAACCAGCAGTTGGTGTTGAACGTCAGGGCGTCGGTGGATGCGCTGGCGGTGAAGATGGTGGCGTGGCCGTGCACGGCGGCCAGCTGGCGCGCGTCGCAGGCGTTGGCTGCGACGTTGCACAGCGAGGCGTCGACTTCGGCCGTGTCGCAATTGAAACCCCACGGGTTAGTGAGGAAGTCGCGCACGATCAGCGCGTTGTTGGTGCTGTAGGCCGTGGTGCTGGTGCGCGTGTCGTACACCAGCCGGCCGCTGATGTCGGCGGTGATCTGCGGCGGGCCGCCCTGGAAGGCCGGGAATTCCAGGTCGAGCGTGACCACGCTGTAGGCCAGGCCGCGCAGGCGGTGGTTCGATGTCCACTGCGCCGCCACCACGCCGTTCAGGTAGGTGTCCACCGTCTGCGAGGTGGTGCCCAGGTGGTGGCTGACCCGCACCGCCTTTTCATTGACTGCGATGGTGTATTGAACCGTCACCCCATCGGCCGACCCGTTCGTGATCCTGGTATTGCCAACGCTCAGGCTGATAGAAGACGTGAGATCCGTGTAGACGGCATCCAGCGCCGAGCCAGACGTGCCATAGGCGCCCAGCACGGACACCACCGCCACGGACACGTCAACATACGCGCTGGCGCCTATCGCCACTGTCCGAACCGCGGGCGCATTGGCGCGGTAGAACGTGCCGGCGGTGACCCAGCCGCTGCCGTCGAGCGCGCCGATCGACACGCCGTCGATCGCTATGTCGTTGATGGCCTGCACCTGGTGCGCCGCCCACACGATGACCAGGTGTTTGTAGGCGTCGGGTTTGGTGTAGCTGGTGCCGTCGGTGCGCGTGCCCGACTTGTCGCTGGTGAAGATGCCGACGATGTCGCCGCCCAGCCCGCTGCAGCGGCCGTACACCACGCGCCATGGCGGGTTGGCTTGCAGCAGCGTCAGGCTGCGGTCCTGAAGGCTGCTGTTGTATTCGGCCTTCTGCCGGGCGGCCGCCGCGCGTGCCTTGCGCCGGCCCGCCGCCGCGCCGTACACGTTGACGGCGGCCACCACGATGGTCAGCGCCAGGCCGCCGGCCGACACGCCGATGAGCGCTGCGAAGGCCTGGAAGCCGGCGATCAGCGTTACCGGGTCGGCGCGCACGGTGGCGGGCAGCAGCAACGCGCACGCCGTGGCCAGACGCGCCAGAACGGCGCTGGCTGCACGATCGCGGCCCCGGTGATACCAGCGTACCAGCCGCGTCATTTGGCGGGCTCCACGCGCCACGCGTGCGTGGCCCAATCCATCGGGAACATGGCGATGCCGTCTTCAGGCGTGACGCACGCCGCCAGCCGGCCGGCGCACAGGCCCACCGCTTCGTCGATCGCGCCGGGCACCAGCAGCAGCACCACGTCCCCGGCCTGCGCCAGCTCGGGCGCGATGTGCGCGGCGCCCAGGCGAGTGGACCACGCCTGCTGCAAGCTGCCGCCCACCTGGCCGACCAGCCGCCACGCGGCGTGCCGGCTGGCGGTGCGCGCCAGGCCGTGCATCACGTCGATGCCGGTGCGGCGTTGCACCCAGCCGGCGGCGAAGGTGCAGCAATTCCACGTCGCCCAGTCGAAGGGCTTCGCACCGACTTCGGCCAGGTAGTCGGCGAGTTCGCGCGGGGTGCTCATCGCTGCGCCTGAAAGCGCTTGCTCAGCCACAGGCTGGGCTGTTCGATCAGCGTCTGCACGTACTCCAGCCCCACGTCTCCGGGGTAGCGCTGCAGCTGCTGGGCATGGCTCAGGCGCAGGCCCTGGGCGTTGCGCGCGCGGGCCATGCCGGCGCGGGTGCATGGCAGCTCCAGCCGGCCGACGCTGGCGCCACCCGCCGGGTCGCTGGGCGTGCGCGACACCTTCACCGGCTGCATCGTCCCCGACCAGCGCAGCACCGGCGCGCCGGCCGGCTGGAAAGCTTCGTCGAAAAGCTGAAGGTACAGCCGCACGGCGCGCCCGCGGTAGGTATCGACGTTGCCGATGGTGGCCGCCAGCAACGCGGTGTTGACCAGGCTAAAGCCCAGCACCACCTGGTCGGCGCCGGTGTTTTCGCTTTCGCCCACCGGCGACACGTCGGCCAGGTTGCCCAGGCCGATGTACGTCTGGCTGCTGATGACGAAGCTTTGCGGCGCGGTGGTGTAATAGATGGTGCCGGTGGTGAAGTCGAGCTGCACCAGCCACGCCACGCCACGCACGGCCGCGGCAATACGCGCGCTGGCGGTGCCGTCGAGCGTGAGGCTCATGACCAGGACTCCAGCGCGTCGATGGCGAAGCCCGATTGCGTGCGCCCGGCGGCGTAGCTCCACTGCGGCGCGCCGCCTTGCTTGAAATACGTGAGGGGCCGGTCCCACGCAACGGCCGCGCCGCCGCTGAAGGCGGTGCGCAACGGCGGCTCGATGGTCAACGCGATGACGCCCGAGCCGTTGGCCGTGGCGTTGGCCACCACCTTCACCAGCTGCGACGTGCCCAGCCCGGTGCCGAGCTGCAGCCAGTCGCCGGCCAGCAGCGTGGTGCTGGCCTGGCCGCCGCCGGCGGTGACGCTGATGGCCACCACGCCGGCAGAATGCGAGCCGTTCAGCGTCATCGTGCCGCGCATCGTGCCGGCCGGCTGCACACGCACCGGGTCCCACGCCGAGAGGTGGTTGACGCCGCCGCGCAGCTGCAGCAGCAGCGCTTCCCACACGGCGGCCTGGGCAAGCGTCAGGGCCGGCGGGCTGGCCAGGCTCAAGCGCCAGCGCGGCGGGCCGAACACGCGTGCCGCCTGGCTGCCGCTGGCGTCGCTCATCTCGACCAGGTCGTAGCGCGCCTGGCCGATGCTGCAGGCACCGATGCGCAACGTGGCGGGCATGGCGATGATGGCCATGTCAGACCACCCCCGCCGACTTCAGCTGCTGCAGCATCTGCTGCTGCCCGGCGGCCACGCCCTGGGCGACCAGCTGGCCCACCACCGCGGCGTCGGTGCGGCTGTCGATGTGGTTCACCACCGTCAACGCCACGGCGCCGGCGCCCTGCACGCCCAGCTGGCCGTTGCGCCCGCGCTTCAGCGGCATGATGGCTTCGGGCCCGGCCTCGCCCATCAAGCCCGTGCCATTGGCGAATGCGAACAGCGTGGGGCTGTCGACGATGCCGCCGCTGGCGAAGGGCATGACGCCGCTGCGGCCGAAGGCGTTGCCATCGGCACTGCCCAGCAGGCCGCCCAGCCACCCGGTGAGCGCCTTGGTCGCCGGCTTGCTGACGGTTTCGCGCAGGGCGATCTGCGCGATGTCGTCGCGCACGCCTTTGAGCAAGCCGCGCAGGTCGTTGAATTTGGTGAAGGCAGAACCGGCTGCGTTACCCAGCACCTGGCCGATGTCGTCGGCCACGTCTTTGGCCGTGTCCTTTGTCTTTCCCAGGTTGTCGTCGATCTGGTCGGTGAGCTCCCCCCACTGGCCCAGGCTGATCTTGCCGTCGTCGAAGGCCTTGTTGATGAGCAGCACGGTGTCCAGGCGCTGCTTGTCCTGCCCGCTGGCGGTGGTGGCCAGCAGCGCGTCGAGCGCGCGTTTAGATTCGGCGGCCCGCTGCGCCACGGGGTCGAGCTTTTCCAGCTCGTCGCGCAGCCGGGCGATGGCTTCGTCGGTGGCGGCGTCGCCGCCCAGGCCGCCGGCGCGCAGGTTGAACAGTTCGTCGAGCGCGGCGGTGAGTTTCTGCACCTTGACGACATCGGTGCCTTCGATGGCCTTCAGCGCGTCTTGCATGGCCTCGCTGGCACCGGTGGCCCCGATGGATTCGACCTTCTTGGGCTTCTTGTCTGCCGCCGTGCCCCCACCGATCACCGCCGGCAGCGACGGGCGCGTGCCCTGCCTGCGGCCTTCGTTGCCGTAGTTGGCTGGGTTCTTGATGTCGGCCAGCGCCTTGTCGGCGGCTACGGCGACACGGGTGGCGCGAGTCAGATCGTCGAGCTGCTTTTGCTTGACCGCGAGCTTGCCGGCAATGTCGCTCTTGTCACCAATGGTCGGGCTGTTCAGTTGGTGCTGCAGACTCACCACTTCGGCCGTGAGAAGCTTTACGTTCCGCGCGCCGTAGTAGGCCTTGCCGAACCCGATGCGCTCGCCGAAGGCGTCCAACGCGGCCTTGAAGCCGTCTTTGTTGAACGCGCCGAGCACGTCGTTCAGAGCCGGCAGCAGATTGATGGCCAGCGCGCGCGCCGCGTCGGTGGCGTTTTTCTGAAGGTTGAACAGCTGTTTGTTGTAGGCCTCAGCAGCCTCGGCCTGCTCGGTCGTCACCTTGGCCACCAGCGGCCCGGCGTCGCCCAGCTCCTTCAGAAACTGCGCCAGTTCCTTGGTGCTCTTGCCCAGCAGCACCATCTGCAACCGGCCCTTCGCGCCGTTGTCGGCGAAGCCGTTCAGCGCCTGGCCTACTTTCTGCAGCGCCACCACCGGGTCGAGCGCCTGCAGCTCGGTGACGCTCAGGCCCAGCGCCTTGATGGCCGCCGCGGCGTCGCTCTTCGGGTCGGCGGCGGTGTTCAGCGCCTTGTTCAGCTTCAGCACCGCGTCCGACGCGGTTTCGATACCCGAGCCGGTGCGCACTGCCACGTCTTCCAGCGCCGACAGGTTTTCGATGCTGGCGCCGGTGGCATCCTTCAGGTCGTTCAGGCGGTCGATGCCGTCGGTGGCGGCCTTGGTGAACCCCACAAGCCCGGCCACCGACAACGCCGTTGCCAGGCCAGGCCCGATGCTGCCCAGTACCGATTTCGCGCTGGTGCCGATGCTCGTTAGTTCGCCGCGGATCTTGGCGAACGTGGCCGACGCCTTGTTGTCGGCGGTGAGCAGGAAACGAAGTGCGGGCGCGGTCATGAGGTGGCTGCCTTGCGGTGGGCTTCGCGGATGGCTTGCATCAAGTCCACGAGCGCATGCCAGTCGCCCACGTCATGCAGCGCGCCGAACACCGGCCAGCGCTCGGGCGCCCAGCCTTCGCAGAAGGCCCAGCAGCGGCAGGCCTGCGCAGCCTGGGGCGACAGCTCGGGAAGTGGGCCCAGCACGTCGGCCGATAGGCCAATGGCCTGGAACTTTTGCGCATCCTCACCGCCTGGCCCCCTTGCGATGTGCGCTGCTAGTTTTTTGCGTCGGCCTCGATGCCTTCGGCGCGCGCCTGCGTGCTGGCCAGCAGCGCCGCACCCATGGCGTCGGACCACTCGGCGTGCGCGTCCAGCAGCATGGCCACGGCGTCGGCGCTCCACGGCAACGGGTCGGGCCCAGCATCGGCCAGCACGTGGCGGTTGCGCACACCCGACCAGCCGACGATTCCGCGCAACAGCAGGTAATGCTGCAGCAGCGGCAACACCATGGCGTCGGCTTCCTCGCGCAGCAGCCCGCGCGCGTGCGTGAGTTCGCGCACCTCGGTGCGCGTGGGCGTGCGCAACGTGAAGACGCACTCGCCGATGGTGTGCGTGAATTCGCGCGCCTTCAGTGCCCGCGCCTTCAGGTCGGCCAGTGCATCCATCAGGTGCTGTAGATCGTCGGCTGACCCACGAAGGCCATGTCGATGACATCACGCAGCGTGCCGTCCTGGTTGGTGGGCACGCCGCGCATCGACCAGTAGGCGCCCACCACCATGCGGCTGGCGTTCGGGAACACCATGCGAAAGACGTAGGGCGTGCCGGCCGCCGCCGCCGCAGCCACGGTGGCGAAGAAGGACTGCGTGGGGTCGAAGAACAGCGGCAGCGTGCAGGTGATCGGGTTGCGGTCGGTGGGCACCTGCGTGCGGATGAGGTTCGACACGAAGGTGGTGTCGGCGAAGTTCTGTTCGCCGCCGGAAATGCCGAAGTCCGGCGACACCTGGCCGATGGTGGTCCACGTGGCGATTTCTCGCCCGGTGCCCGCACCGCCGGCCGCCGGGTACTGCGAAGTGCTGGTGGTGTTGAAGCCTTCGAGCGTGACATCGTTGGTAGCCACCGCCGACACGCGGAACACGCGCCCGGCCGCCAGGTCCCAGCCGCTGGTGGAAAGCTCGATGAAGTCGCCGACGGTGACGCCGTGCGATGCACTCAGCGTCGCCACAGCAGACGCGGCATTAGAAATGGCCGTCACGGTGAAGCCGGTGCCGTAGGTGGCGCCGATGGCGAACACTGTGCCGGCGGTCTTGGTCACGCTCATGATGTTTCTCTCTCAGCTGTAGATGGTTTCGGGTGTGGCGGGGTCGGCGAAGAAGGTGCACAACATGCGCAGCGTGATCACGCCGACGTTGGCTTCGCCTTCGGTGGCCAGCTGGCGCTGGATGCCTTCGAGCTGCAGGACGTAGGGCGCCGGCGCGGCGAACAGCAGCGCCAGGCCGGACGCGGCCAGCGCGTGCAGCGCATCGTCCAGATCGTCGGCGGCGCTGGCGAAGACGCGGGCGTTGATGGTCAGCCGGTGTTCGTTCACCGGCTCGGTGATGATGGCGGGCGACACGCTTTCGTCTTCGGCGGTGACACGCCAGGCTGGCAGCGTGCTCAGCGGCCAGGCGCGGCTGGTGTACACACGCCCGCCGGTGGCGGCCATGGGCACCAGGCGCGCGGCCACGGCGTCGATGACTTGGGCGGCGGCCAGGGTCATGGCCTACACCCGCGCCAGCACCAGCTGGCGAATGGCGCCGTCGGGCGGAATGTCGACGACCTGGCGTATGCGGTAGCTGGTGCTGCGCACCACCACCGTGCCGCCTTCGGCAGCGGCCACCGTGGCCGGCACCTGCAGGGCCGGGGCGACGCTCATCACGTCGCCGAAGATCACGTCCGATGCGGTGTCGAAGATGCCCGTTGCCGCCGCACCTTGAACGGTGACGGCCTCGCCGAAGTCGGCGAAGAAGGGCGACAGGTCTTCGGCGAAGGCCATGGTGTCAGGCGGTGGTGTTGGGCCGCGCCAGCAGCACCGCGCCGGTGAGGATCGGCCCGGTGGTCACGGTGGACACCAGCCGCACCCAGCCGCGCGACTTGCTTGCCGGCATGATGAGCTTGGTGGCGGTGTTCGCTGCGGACAGCGCTGCCGTGGCAAAGCCCGCCACGTCGCCCGATCCGGTGCCGCTGCCGTCGGTGGCGTCCTGCACCTTGACGATGCAACTGCCGGTGACCGCGCCCAGCAAGATGACGAACAGCAGGTCGCCCTGCATGTTGCGCGTGTCGATCCAGCCGCCGTTGTTGGCACCGGCCGACAGGCTGGCGCTGTTGATCGCCTGCGTGACGCCCGACGCGGGTGCTTCATTGCCCAGCATTGGATTTCCCCTTCTTGCCCAGCACCAGGCCGGGCGTGGTGTCGGTGGTCATCGGCCCGGCCTGCGCGGGCAGCGGCTGCGCCGCCTCGCACTTGCCGGTGGCGATGAGTTCACGCGCGTCGCGGTCGGGCAGATCGAGCCGCTTGCCGACTTCTTGAATGGCGCCCCCCGTCAGGAAGGCGCGCTGCACAATGACTTGCACGGCGGGGCCTCCAGATCAGGTGATCGTGGTGGCGTAGCTCCACGCGCCGGCGTAGCGCACGCCTACGTCGCAGGTGTACCAGCCACGCACGGCGGTCAGGCCGCGGGTGAAGTCGCTGAAGGGGTTGGTCATCAGCTCGAGCACGCCCCACTCGGCCAGCACCACCGAAGGCCACCAGCCGAAGAGCATGGTTGCCGACGACATCTGCGCCGAGCTGAGCGCGGGCATGTCGAAGATGGAGCCTTCGCGCATGTTGCCCTTCCACATGCGTGTGGTGCCGGTGCTGGGCAGCTCGGGGCGGGCCATCAACAGCGCGGCCACGGCCGGGGTGGTGACGTAGCCGCAACCCGGGTTCAGCGCGTTGGCAGCGGCCACGTCGGCCTGCGCATCCAGCAGCCCGGCGGCGGCCAGCGATGTGCCGGTGAAGGCGCCGATGCTGCCGGTGGTGGCGATGCCGGTGGGCTGGCCGCTGGCGCCGGACCCGCGCAGGATGCCGACATCAACCGCCAGGCCGATGTCGCGCGCGATGCTGTCCATGACCAGCTGCTCGGCGTCGGGCGACGACTGCTGCATGAGCTGGTGCGACAGCTCGGTGAGCGCGGCCACGTTCTTCGGCACCAGCGAGAGCTGGCCGATGGTCGGCTGGCTTTCGGTGATGGCCGTGTTTTCATCCGTCAGCCAGTAGCCGGTGTTGCCGGCGGTCATCTTCGGGATGGTGACGTTGCCCTGCAGGCCACGCAGCGGCGTCACGCCCATGCGCAGGCCCACGCTGGTGTTGCGCAACAGCTCGATGAAATTGCCGGGCTGGTTGTTGGTGGACACCAGGTAGTTCGAACCCGACACGCCGGCCGATGTCATGTCGCGCTGCTGGCGGTCGCTGCGCCCGCGCATCATGATGTCCAGCGGCACGAAGAAGGCGGTGTCGGCCTTGGGCAGCCGGTGCAGGCGCTTCGTCAGTTCGCGGTTGGCTTCCAGCTCCAGGCCGGCCTTCGACCAGTCCTTCGACGCGGCGGCACGCAGCGCGCGCATCAGGCTGTATTCGCCGACTTCGCGCTTCGGCATGTCGAGGTAGGTGGCGGCCTGGTTGTCGCCGCGCTGCTTCATGATTTCCAGCATGTCGTCGGCGACGCGCTCCAGCGAGGCGCCATCACGAATCCAACGATCGACGTAGCGGTCATCGCATTGGCTGGTCTTGGCCAGGTTGCGGATGGCCTGCTGCCGGCTCTTTTCGAGTGCGGCAACGCTGGGGCGGTTGGTGTGGTCTTCGGTGACGATGACCGTGGCGGATTGGGTCGCAGAATTACCCGCGACGGCTTGCGTGTCATCCATTGCGGAGACTCCTACAGGTGCAGCGCGTTGATGCGCCGCGGGTTGAGAAACAGTGATCGGCGCCGACTCATCGGCCTCGATTTCGAAAGCGGGGGCAGCAGTGGCGCCGGCCTGGCGGTAGAACCCCGCGCCCGCGTCGGCGGGCTCGGCGATCATTGCCACGTGGCTCGGGGTCCAGCGCGAGGTGACGAGCACGCCATCGGCGCGCACGCGGGCCTTGACCCGCGCGTAACGCACGCTCACCGACCGAATGACGCCGCCGAGCACGTCGGCTTCATAGCCGGCCGCCTCTTGGCGCTTGCCGAAGCGCGCATCACCGCGCAGCACGGCCATCGACCCGCTGCGGTCGACGCGCAGGTTTTCGACGACGCCGACGTTCACCTGCCCCAACGCGTGCGTGGCGACGATCGGCAGCGGCGCGCGCTGCAGGTCGATGGCCGCGGCGTCGTGCACCAGGATCTCGGGGCCATCGTCGACATCGACCAGCGCATCGGTGGACACGATGACCGGGATGGTGCCGTTGGCAGCACGCTCGGCTTCCGGGTGGAACGTCAGGGCGCGCAGCTGCTGGCTGGTGCGTTGGGTCATGCGTTACCTCGCAAAGGGTAGACGCGCGCGGCCTGGCCGGTGGCTTCGTCGTCTTCTGGTTCGGCGGGATCAGCAGCGGGCGCTGCTACCGGCGGCGCCTTGGCGGAAGCCATCTCCAGCGGGTCCTGCACGGTGGTGTCGACCTCGATGCCGGCATCGGACAGCATCTCCAGCTCGCGCTTGCGCGTGCCGATCACGTCTTCGATGTCCATGCCGCCAGCGGTCTGGGCGATCACATCGGTGACGGTGGTGAAGCCGGCCTTGACCGCTTCCTTGTAGGCGGTGACTTCCTTGGTCGGGTCGACCCAGCTCCAGCCGCGCAGCTTCCACAGCACGGCGTGGTAGCGCTCCATGTCGGTGCCGAAGGCTTCGACCGGGATGGCCGTGACGGCGCGCGCCAGCACGGCCTGCTGCAGCCACAGCCGGTACAGAGGGTCGCGGAACGAGCGAACCCACCATTGCTGCAGCGCGCGGTAGCCGTCGCGGTCATCCAGCAGCGCAAGGCGGCTGCTGCTGTAGTTGCTTTGGCTGTAGTCGCGGCTCAGGCTTTCGTAGCTGGTACCTACGCCGGCGGCAATCTCGCGCAGCATGGCGCGCATGAATTCGCTGAACGCGCTGTTCGGCCGGTTCGGCGTGTGGAAGTCCAGCTCTTCGCCGGGCCGCAGTTCCTGGATGGTCAGCGACTCGATGTTCATCGTGCCGGCGCCGGTGTCGTCGGTTTCGTCCTGCAGCGGGTTGGGCGATTCGGGCGTCTTGATGGTGGCGAAGTACGCGGCCGAGGCGCGCGCGGCGCTGATCTCGTGCTGGCTGTACTCGTTCACGTCGTCGAGCTTGCGCACGGCGGTGTGGAACCACGGCTCGCCGCGTGTCTGCGGCCAGCGGGTGGTCAGCCGCAGGTGGATGATTTCGTCGGCGGGCACGCGCTCGACGCGGTCGGTGGCGCCGGCACCGGGCCGGATGTCGCCGCCGTGGCGCTGGCGGATGTGGTACGCCACCGGGCGCTGGAAGCGGTCGACTTCGACGCCCATGCGGATCTCGCCGCCTTCGACGGCGGGGCCGGGCATGCCGATGCCGTCGGCCAGGCGCTCGGCTTCGATCATCTCCAGCGCCAGCGGCACCTGGCTGTTGCCGAAGCGGCGCATGTGCAGCCGCACGAACACTTCGCCGGCTTCGGCGACTTCGCCGCACAGGGCGCGTTCCATGTCGCTGAAGTGCAGCGTGCCGCCGGTGTGGCAGGCGTCTGCACGCGCCCATTCGCGGTGGGCGCGTTCGATGTCGTCGTTGACGCGGGTGTTCAGCTCGCCGCGCGTGGCCAGCACCTGGGCCTGCAGGCCGACGCCGGTGCCGATGATGTTGTTCACCAGGATGGCCTTGGCGCGTTTGGCGTAGCCGCTGTCGCGCACCATCTGCCGGCTGCGGCTGCGCAGCTGGGGCAGCGAGCTTTGCAGCTCAGCGTCGGCCGAGGTTTGCGATGTGCCGAAGTAGCCGGTGGTCTTGGTGTTGCGTGCGCCGCCGTACATGCGCATGCCGGTGCGGGAACGCGCCCCTTCGGGGGCAACCCACTTTGCGATGCGCTGGCGCAGACCTTGAAGCATGGCGCCGATGGTTTCGCATCGGCGCGGGACAGTTAAGGCCCAATCGTCCCGCTTCGCCCTTTTATGCGCGGCCCAGGCGCACCTGCAGCTTGCGCGGGTTGGGGCGGCCGGCCGCCATGGCGGCGGCTGCCTCTTCGCGCTTCACGGCGGCCGTCCAGTGGCTGATGATGGTGATGATCTCGGCCGAACTGTTGAATTCCATCTCGCGCCCGTTGATGCGGTAGCGCTTGGTGGTGGGCGTCCACGCGGCTAACGCGGTGTTGGCATCGTCCAGCGCGCGCTGCGCCTGGCTGCGCGTGTCGGTGCCGGCCGCGGCGCCAATGAGGCCGGCCACCACGTCGAGCTGGCCGTGTTCGAGCCGATAACGTTCGCCGCCCAGCGCGGCCCAGGTTTCCCAGGCCCAGGCGCCCGCAGCCCAGCCGGCTGTGGTGAGTGCGGTGACTTGCAGCAGGTGGTCGGCGCCGTCGGCCGTGCCGACGACGCTGGTGGCCGTGCCCCCGGCGCGCGGGTTCAGGTACAGCGTGACCACCCATCCGGCGCTGGCCGGGTAGTCGGCGGCGATGGCGCGGTAGTTCAGCGTTTCGCCGACGACGATCTGGTTTTGCATGGTGCTCATCATTGGCTCTTGAGTAGCGTGCCGATCTGGCGCGACGGCTTGCGTAGCTGAACGACTTGCGGCTCGCGCACGTAGACCGGCGTGCCGCTGTAGCCCGCGGCCGACAAGGTCACCCCCGCCAGCGTCTGCGACAGCGTGGCGCTGATCGGCGCGCCACTGCCGGCCGCCGCCGCAAGCACCAGGTTGCCGAGCGTGATGCCAAGCTGCGCGGCGATGTCCACCCGGCCCGCAGCCGACGTGGTGAGCGCACCCAGCGTCTGCGACAAGGTGCCGACGATGGGCAGGGTTGCGGTGGCGGCCAGCGTGGCAGCGCCAAGCGTGGCAGATAGCGTGCCGACCTTCGTGGCGCCAGCAACGCCTGTTGCGCCCAGGGTTGTGGCGGCCAGCGTCTGCGACAAGGTGCCGGCGATGGGCAGCGTGCCTGCGGCGGCCAGCGTGGCAGCGGCCAGTGTTTGGGACAGCGACCCCGTACCGGCGGTGCCAAGCGTGCCCTGGCTCGACAGCGTAAGCGTGGCCAGCGTGTGTGATGCAGCCCCAGCGATGCGTAGCGCACCCGTGGCCGACACAGTAAGCGCGGCCAGCGTATGTGATGCAGCCCCGGCGATGCGCAGCGCACCCGTGGCCGACACGGTAAGCGCGGCCAGCGTGGCGGACACGCCGGTAGCGGCTGCAAGCTCCGGATAGTCCACCGGCAACTGCGCGACCATCGTTTCGATGTCGGCAAAACGGCCCGCGATGGTGCCGCTGCCGCCATCGGTCATCGACACCAGGCCGATGGTGTCGCCGTTCGGGGCGCGCCACAGCATCGAGACGTGCGCGGGGCCGCCCGTACCGGTTTTGCCCAGGATGTAGCCAGGGTCGCCGAGCAGCGGGTTGGTGTTGGTGATCGTGTAGTTGGTCGGCGTGCCGCTGTGCGTGACCGACACCACGTAGCTGGCATCGGTCCACCAGTCGAGCACGATGCCGTACTGCTCAAGCGCGCCGGTCACACGCGTCATGTCCATGGGCGACACGATGCTGGCTTCCAGGCCGACCGGATCGAGCCACACCGTGTCGTACATGCCAAGCCGCGCGGCCTGGGTGTTCATTTCCTCGACGAAACGTTCGACCGAGATGAAATTCCCGGTGCCGCCGCCTTCTGCGGTCAGCAGCTCCTGGCCGATGATGCGGGCGATCGTCTTGGGCGTCGTGTTGTCGCTCTCGACCAACGCGAAGCCGATGAGCACATCGAGCGTCATCACGTCGCCGGCCACGAGCTGCCCGCCGCCAATATCGAACGAGTCGATGGTCGCCGTCTGCGACAGGCACTGGGCCTCGGTGCGGTATTGCAGCAGCGTGTAGATCGTCATCAGCTTCGTCATGCTGAATGGCGCTACGAACGACGGGTCGGCCTCCAGGACGTAGTACGGCTTGTGCCGCGTGATGTTGATTGCGCAGGCACGCTCGGACCACGCCAGTGTCGGCGGCGTGGTGGCGTTGTTCTCAGCGTCACGCGCGCTGACGAACTGCGCCTTGGCGTCGTCTCGGAAGAAGCGCTTCAGGTCGGCGGTCAACGCCATTACGAGATGTCCTGAATCTGCACCTGCCCGGCAAACACCAGCGAGTTATCGACGTTCGAGCCGTCCGCTTTGTAAATCAGCAGGAACCCATAGTCGTCGATGGAGAGGGCCGTGTCGGCGCTCAAGTCCACCACCAGCACCCCGCTGCCATCCGTGGTCTCGGTGTTTGCCGCGTAGTCCGGTGCGCCCCATGTGTGCGGCGTGATCGTGTCCCACCAGCACACGGTCAGCCCCGACATGCTCGCCTTTGGAATGGGGCCGTTGTACAGCGTGATGGACACGCCTTTGACTGCCGCTGGACCCCCGGCAACGGACGGCGGCAGCGGGCGTGCAACGACACGGCCCGGCCAAAACGGCTGATACCGGAACATTTGGTGTCGGCCTTCTGGTTTAGGCCAGCTCGCGCACGTACAACGTGCCGCTCATCGTCACGGCATCGGCCGGCGCCGTGGTGCGCACCACCATCGTGGTGTTGCCCTGCCCCGCCGTAGGCCGACAGCCCTCGGGGAACCAGTTGATGTAGCCCGCGCGCACATTCCAGCACCCGGTGTGCAGCGTGGCCGTCGTGCCGGCACTGGCAATGGTCGTGTTGTTGGCTTCTGACGTGAACCCCGCAGCGGTATCTGCCGGTACCAGCGGCGCCGGTGTGGGCGAACTGCCACCGCTGCCGCTGGTCGTGTGGCCACGGATGATGCTGATTTGCAGTTGTTCGTCGGCCGCGTCACCGGAATCCGACGACTGACCGAGTTCAATACCGACGATTTCGATCGGCTTGTCGTCGGCCGGGGTCAGCTCGAACAGGTCCTGCGCGGCCGACACAGACACCGCAGAGAAAACCACCGAATAGATTCTGGCCATGATGGAGCTTTCAAAAGTTGAGGACTGGAAACGGAAACCTGCGGGTGGCAGGTAGAGAAGATGCGCCGCCGGCAGGCGTGTAGGTGAAGACGATGATTCCGGGGCCGCCGTCAGTGGCAATGGCAGTACCGCCGGCGCTGAGGGACGATCCCGCCGAGCCAGCGCCACCACCGTAGGACGCCGCCCCACCCCTGCCTGGGGTGTAGCTTGCAGTGTTGTGC